TGCTCAGCTACCTGGATCAACAATGGGATTAATTACAATCCCATTCCGTGGTAGACAACTTAAACTTGCTGGTGATAGAACGTTTGACACGTGGTCACCAACAATTATTAACGACACTGATTTCCGTGTTCGTAACTCAATGGAACGCTGGATGAATGGTATTAACGCACACAGTGCAAATACTGGACTGACAGCACCTATTGATTACGAAGCAGATCTGTTAGTGGAACAGTTGGACCGCGATGGATCAATCCTAAAGACATATACCTTTAGAGGTTGCTTTCCTACCGTGGTATCTCCAATTGATCTTGCGTATTCTGCGAATGATGATATCGAAAGATTCAGTGTAGAATTCCAAGTTCAGTATTGGGAATCAAATACCACTTCCTAATAAGTGGATATATAAGATCAGGTTGGGCGGGAACGCCCAACCTCTTTAAACGATAGGATTAATAATGGCTGATAACAGTTTAAAATTGTTTGGGTTCGAAATTAGCAGAACCAAAAAACAAGAACAAGATGAAAAGAATTTAAAATCTATCGTTCCTAAGGTGGACGAAGATGGTGCAGGTTATGTAACCGCATCAGGATCGCACTATGGCCAATACGTAGATATCCATGGCGACAAATCCAAAGATAATTCTTCACTTATTCAAAAATATCGTGGTGTTGCTCAGCATCCAGAAGTTGATGCAGCAATTGAAGACATTACCAATGAAGCTGTTTCTGGTGGTGATAAGATGTCGGTCAAAGTGAATCTTGACGAAACAGACCTATCCAAATCTATTAAAACTAAAATTGTCGAAGAATTTGACGAGATCCTTTATATGCTCAAATTTGGGGATATGGGTCATGATATTTTTAGATCATGGTACATCGATGGTAGAAAAGTATACCACCTTGTAGTTGATGAAAATAATCCTAAGAAAGGCATCCAGGATATTCGTCCAGTTGATGCTGCTAAGGTCCGTAAGGTAAAAGAAGTTATCCGTAAAAAAGATCCTATTACAGGTGCCACAATCATCGAGGGTCAAAACGAATATTACATCTATCAAGAAAAACCTGGACAACAGAACTCTGGTATTAAACTTACAAAAGATTCTGTTATCTATACAACATCAGGTCTTTTAGATTCTACACAAAAGAACGTGGTTTCGTACCTACATAAAGCCCTTAAGCCTATTAACCAGTTGCGCATGATGGAAGACTCACTTGTGATCTATCGTCTTGCACGTGCGCCTGAACGTCGTATCTTCTATATCGATGTTGGTAACTTGCCAAAAGGTAAAGCTGAAGAGTATATGAAAGGTATTATGACTCGTTATCGTAACAAGCTTGTTTACGATGCTAGCACGGGTGAGATTAAAGATGACCGTAAACACATGTCTATGCTTGAAGATTTCTGGCTGCCAAGACGTGAAGGTGGACGTGGTACAGAGATTAGTACACTTCCAGGCGGTGAGAACCTAGGCCAGATTGACGATATTCTTTACTTTCAAAAAAGACTATATAGATCTTTAAACGTTCCAGTAAACCGTCTTGAGCAAGAGTCTCAGTTCTCTCTAGGTAGATCCTCTGAGATTACACGTGACGAACTTAAGTTTCAGAAGTTTATCGATCGTCTTCGTCTTCGTTTCTCTATGATGTTTAGAGAAATGCTTAAGAGACAGCTTATTCTTAAGAACGTTATTACAGAAGAAGATTGGGAAGAATTCTCAAACCATCTTAACTTTGAATTTACCCGTGATAACCACTTCACTGAATTAAAAGACGCAGAGCTATTAAGAGAGAAACTGCAGTCACTTGATCAAGTACAAAACTATGTCGGGGAGTACTTCTCTAAAGAGTGGGTTATGAAGAACATATTGAAATTTGATGATGAGCTCATAAAACAGATGGCTGGACAGTTAGAGCAAGAAGAGCCAGAAGAATCTGAAGAACCGCCGCAGGATCAAGAAGAAGACGGTGGTTCTAACCACACTATTAATTTGAAAGTCGCAAAATAGGAGTTATTATGACTGAAGAAACAAATGGCATCTCTGATATGATTGACCATATCTATAATTCTGAATTCGAAAAAGCAAGTGCTATCTGGAATGATGCAATTGGCCAACGCGTTGATGATGCTATAGACCAGGAAAAGATTGCTGTAGCACAATCCATTTATACTATTGATCAAGAAGATCTTGATGATGAATTCGAAGACGAAGATCTAGATTTTTCGGATGAAGAATTAGCTGCTGCAGCTGAAGATATGGATACAGATGAAGAGTTAGATGAAGAGTGATCTAACGTTTAAGGTAAACGTAATTGAAAAAAGCTTTATGGGATCTAGAATCAAATAGATTTAGCTTAGCTGAATGGGAAAAAACTAGAATAGAGTATTGGCAACCAGTACTCTATTTTAATGGTCCTAATAAACAAAAAATAGATTTTAATATATGTGCAAAGAATGCTTGTACTACTATTAAAACTTATTTCGGTTGGGCACATGATAGGGACTGGTTAACCAAAAATAAATTTTCAGAATTGGATCTTGAAGAATTTAAACTAGATCCTACTATTAGCGATACAGATTTAGAAAATTTAAAATCAGGTCAAATGGTATTAACCCCACTTAATACTAGAAGAAAAACTAGAATAGGACTTTGGCATAACTCAGATGATACTGGTTGGGAATTTTTTAGATATGATGTGCCTAGATTTGCTATTAAAAGAGATCCTATAAAAAGATTTATTTCAGGTTATTATCAAATCCATAATGATAACGCTTGGTTAATTTTTAAATCACATAGCTATAACATCGATGAGATGCTAGATCATTTAGAAAACAATACATTTTGGAATGAACATTTATCATCACAGACTTGGTGGATGAGTGGTAGATCTACTGATGACTTTGACTATATATATGATATTAGTCATACCAATGAATGTATGGATCATATGCAACGTTTGATGGGATTTAAATCAGAAGTACCTGATATACATATGATGAAGACTAAAAAGTTGGATCCGCCAGAACTTACTTCACTGCAAAAAAATCGTATCGAAGAATTATATAAAGAAGATTACTATAACGGTTGGTATTAATTCCTTTAAAGTAAAAAACATTAAACGTATAAATAAACAAGAATATTAAAATAAAGTGTAACATATGAAAACTTTTGCACAAATTCGTGAAGCAATGAAAAAGGGCATGCCACCTGGTGAGCATGTCTATGATGCAAAAGTCGGCAAACATGATATAATGGTACATAAAGAAAAGAATAAATTTACGGCATACATCGATATGGAGAAATTGGACATTTACAATTCTCTTAATGATGCAAAGAAAGCCGCAACTGATTTCGTAAAAATGGCCGGAGGCAAATAATGAAACTGATCACAGAATTTACAGAGACTGATGTGCAATGTATCGTCGAGAAAAAAGAAGACGGATCAAAGAATCATGTCATTGAAGGGATCTTTGCTCAGGCCGAAGGTAAAAATAGAAACGGACGTATCTACCCCAAATCCATTATGGAAAGCGCGGTAAATAAGTACGTAACAGGCCAAGTTAAAACAGGTAGGGCAGTGGGTGAATTAAACCACCCAGATGGTCCTACTATTAACTTGGATAAGGTATCCCATCTAATTACCGAACTAAGAATGGACGGTAATAATGTGATGGGTAAGGCACGTATTTTGGAAACTCCAATGGGTAAAATCGTAAAAGGTTTACTTGAGGGCGGTGTCCAACTAGGTGTATCAACTCGTGGTATGGGAAGTCTTGAACAGAGAAACGGTGTTATGTATGTCAAAGATGACTTTATGTTAAACACTATTGATATCGTTCAAGATCCATCGGCACCTCAAGCTTTCGTTAATGGGATTATGGAAGGTGTAGAATGGATCTGGAATAACGGCGTTATCGAAGCTCAAGAAATTGAAAGAATAGAGACAGAAATTAAAACAACTCCAAGAGCAGACCTTTATGAGGCGCAAGTTCGCGAGTTTAAGAATTTCCTCTCGTTAATGAAAAACAAATAGGAGTCAATCATGACTGATCAAGTAGAACAGGATGTTGCACTCGATGATGACGGGATCGAAATCAGCGAAATGCAAGATGCTAAAAACACGGAAGAGGCATCTGTTGCTTCTGTGAAGAAAGCAGAAGGTGCAGGTAAATCTGCAGCGAAGCGTAAAGGCGATAAGGCTAACTCCGACAAATCCGATCTGAAAACAGGTGGTAAAGCTTCTGGCTTACAAGCTGAAGATATGGATTTCTCTGAAGACCTCGAAGCACTGATGGACGAAGAAGCTACTTTGTCTGAAGGTTTCAAAGGTAAAGCCGCAATCATTTTTGAAGCAGCGATGAAATCAAAGCTTTCAGAAGAAATTGAGCGTCTCGAAGAAAATTATGCTACCACACTTCAGGAAGAAGTAGACACATTCAAAGCCGATATGGTTGAGAAGGTCGACGGTTATCTGAACTATGTAGTTGAAAATTGGATGAAAGAAAATGAACTTGCAATTCAGAGCGGTATCCGTACTGAGATCGCAGAAGAGTTCATGGACAAACTGCAGACACTGTTCACAGAGTCTTATATTGCAGTTCCCGATTCCAAAGTAGACCTAGTTGACGATCTGGCTAATCAGAACTCTTCACTCGAAGAAAAACTGGATGCACAGACCGAAGACATGATCGCAATGAAAGAAGAGCTAGAATCGTTCAAGCGTTACGAAATTATTCGTGAAGCTGCACGCAATCTGGCACAAACAGAAGTTGAAAAGCTTGTTAAGCTTTCTGAAGATATCGACTTTGTAAGCGAAGAAGTCTTCGCAAGTAAAGTTGAAACAATCAAAGAAGCTTATTTCAAGAAAGAAAAAGCAGCTACTGATTCAATCATTGAAGATGTTGCAGATGTTGATGATGGAGAAGTCCAAGACCTTTCCGAATCAATGGGGCAATATCTTAAAGCCCTTAGAAAAACACAATACTAATAATCAACTTAGGAGTTCCGAAATGGAAACTTATGATCGTTTAACCCAGAAATGGGCCCCAGTACTGAACGAAGGTACTGAAATCAAAGATGCACACAAGCGTGCGGTTACAGCTGTTGTTCTTGAGAACCAAGAAAGAGAGTTTGCTGCTCAGTCCGGTCAAGCAGCAATGCTTAACGAAGCTGCACCAGGTAACGCAACTACTTCCGCCGCTAACTGGAACCCAGTTCTGATCAGCCTCGTACGTCGTGCAATGCCAAACATGATGGCATATGATGTTGCTGGTGTTCAGCCAATGACTGGTCCAACAGGCTTGATCTTCGCAATGAAGTCACGCTACGGTGCTGGTGCAACTGGTTCGACTGAAGCACTCTTCAATGAAGCAAACACAACCTTCTCTGGCGACTCAAGTGCAACACAAGCACAAGGCCCATCAGGTCTTTCCGGTCTTACAGACTCCAACTCAGACTCCTCGATCGACAACGATCGTACAGGTCCTGATTTTGGTGGTGCTATGCCAACAGCCGACGCAGAAGCACTTGGTTCCACAGGTGGTTCCAGCTTCGGTGAGATGGGTTTCACCATTGAAAAAGCAACTGTTACTGCAAAGTCACGTGCGCTGAAAGCCGAGTACAGCCTCGAGCTTGCACAGGATTTGAAAGCAATCCACGGTCTTGACGCAGAGACAGAGCTTGCAAACATTCTCTCAACAGAGATTCTTGCAGAGATCAACCGCGAAGTTATTCGCACGATCAACAGCCAAGCTAAAACCGGTGCTCTTACAGCTAACACAGCAATCAACGGTATCTTTGACTTGTCAACAGATGCAGATGGTCGTTGGAGTGTAGAAAAGATCAAAGGTCTTATTCTTCAGCTTGAGCGTGAAGCTAACACAATCGCAAAAGAAACACGTCGCGGTAAAGGTAACTTTGCTATCGTGTCTTCAGACGTAGCTTCTGCACTTGCAGCTTCAGGCATGCTTGACTATTCTCCTGCAATGTCAACTGCTCTTAACGTAGACGATACAGGCAACACATTCGCTGGTGTACTTAACGGTCGCATGAAGATCTATATCGATCCATA